CTGTCCGGCGCCTCGGACGCAACGCGTGTCGTCAAGACGCGCCTGGACATACCAATGAAAAAGAGTTTTGCCGATCAGATCGCGACGTGGGAAGCCACGAGCGCGCAGAAGACGAAGAAGATGGACGAGATCCTGTCGACGGCCGCCGAGGGTGGCGTGACGCTCGATAGCGCACAGAAAGAAGAGCACGACACGCTGGAAACCGAAGTGGCCGAGATCAAGGATACGGTTCGCCGGCTGAAGTCCGCGCAGGACCGCGAAGCGGCTGCTGCCGTTCCCGTGTCTGGAGCCACACCGCAGGAAGGTCTCCGAGCGCGTCAGGGTTCGGTGATCACGGTCGAGCGCAACCTGCCTAAGGGGCATCTGTTCGCCAGATATGCCATGTGTATCGCAGGCTCGCGCGGGATTCCCGGCGAAGCAATGCGGCTTGCCAAGGAACACTACCGCGATGATCCAGGCGTGCTGGCCCTGGTCGAGAAGTCAGCGGTGGCTGGCGGCGCGACCTCTGGAAGCCACTACATCGACGACATGGTGCCGTACGCGGTCATGAACGACTTCATCGAGTATCTGCGTCCGGGTTCCATCATTGGCAAGTTCGGTGGCCCGAATCCTGGCGGCGGCGGAAACTATCCGAGCCTGAATCGGGTGGGCTTCAACGAGCGCGTCAGCGGGATGTCCACCGGATACACGGCCGGGTGGAAGGGTGAGGGTCTGCCGGCTCTGCCGAGCGCTGCGGTCACGTTCAACACGAGCTTGACGTGGAATTGCATGAGCGCTCTCGCGGTGCTCACGAAGGAAGCCGTGCGCTTCTCGAATCCCTCTGCTGAGGAACGGGTTCGCAACGACCTGGCGAAGGCTGTCAACACGAAGCTCGACGTTGATTTTATCGATCCGGCGAAGGCGGCAAGCGGCACGACGTCGCCTGCATCCATCACAAACAACATCGTGGCGATCACGCCGACTGGCACGACGGCGGCATTCCTCATCACGAACCTCTCATCTCTGATTGCTCCGTTCGCACAGAACAATCTGGATCCGAGCGACATCGTGTTGATCATGTCCGCACAGATGGCGTTGCAGATTTCCATGATGACGACGACCTTCGGAAACGCGCAGTTTCCGGATATCTCGATGAAGGGTGGCGTGTTGCGCGGCTTCCCGGTCATCGTCTCGGAGAACCTGACGGCTGTTGGGTCGCCGAGCACGCAGACGATCGTGGCGGTCAAGGCGTCTGAGGTCTACCTCGCCGATGACGGTGTGGTGACGGTGGAAGCCAGCGACCAGGCCTCGATCGAAATGCAGGATACCTCGTCGCAGACGGCTATCAGCGGAACGGGCGCCTCGCTCGTCTCGCTCTGGCAGACCGGCGCGGTGGGTCTGATGGCGAATCGGGAGATCACCTGGAAGCTCCGTCGGTCGACGGCGGTCCAGTATCTCTCGCCGGCAGCATACGCAGCGTAGTGGACACAGGGTCGGCGCTCCAGCATATGGGGCGTCGACCCTCTCTCGTGAAGAGGGTCTGTGAAAGTTAAAGTCCTCAAAGAACTTCCGCAAGGCCAGCAACCTGGAGAGATTATCGATCTCCATCCAGACATCGTGCGTGCGTTCATGACGCCTGGCGTGGACGCGGTCGAGCTCTACATCGACAAATCAGAGGACGAGGACGAGCCGACCGACCTTCCGCGGCGGCGGTATCAGCGTCGCGACCTCGAAGCCAAGACCTCCTGATGCGCCTCGGGCCGTTCGACATTACCGTTCGCAAGGCGGCGGTTCCCGTCACCAATTGGCTCGGTACGACGTGGTCTGGCGGCAGCTTTAGTCCGTGGCTGCGTGAGTCGTTTGCCGGCGCCTGGCAGCGTGGCGTGATTACGCCAGTTGAGGATGCCCTGGCGCATCCGACGTTCTGGTCCTGCGTGACGCTGATTGCTGGCGACATTGCGAAGATGCGCCTCAAGCTCGTGGCGGAAGATGAGGCCACGGACATCTGTGAAGAGGTGGACGTTCCAGCCTTCTCGCCGGTGATTCGCAAGCCGAATCACTACCAGAATCGCATCCAGTTTTATACCTATTGGGTCATCTCGAAGCTGACGCGTGGCAACGCCTATGCGCTGAAGGAGCGTGATGGGCGCGGCAACGTGACGGCGCTGTATCTGCTCGATCCCACGCGCTGCCGGCCGGCGATCTCTCCGAGTGGCGATGTGTTCTATGCACTGGGACAGGACATCTTAGCCGGCGTCACAGAGGCCTCCGTCGTGGTGCCAGCACGCGAGATCATCCACGACCTGATGAACCCGCTCTATCACCCATTGGTGGGAATGTCGCCTGTCTATGCGAGTGGTCACGCGGCATTTCAGGCCTTGCAGACGATGGCGAACTCGACGCGGCTTGCTAAGAATGGCTTTCAGTTGGGAGGGATCGTCACGGCGCCGGGCAGGATCAGCGAAGACCAGGCCTCGCGGCTCGAGAAGCTCTGGAACGATAGCTATGCCGGAGACCAGAACACCGGGAAGATTGCTGCGATTGGTGACGGCCTGAAATTTGAGCAGTTAAAGGTCATGTCAGCGGTCGACGCTCAGATTATCGATCAATTGAAATGGGATGACGAGAAGGTCTGTTCGACGTTCCATGTCCCGGCTCACATGGCCGGCGTCGGGGCGCCGCCTGCCTATAACAATATCGAGGCACTGAGTCAGCAGTATTACAGCCAGTGTCTGCAGGTATTGATCGAGTCAATCGAGCTCTGTCTATACGAAGGCCTGGCGCTCCCTGATCCCTATGACGTCGAGTTCGACCTTGACGGCCTGTTGCGGATGGATACGGCCACGAAGATCAAGGCTGCGGTCGATAGCGTGCGCGGCGGCATCTCAACGCCGAACGAGGCGCGGGCAGACTTTAACAAGCAACCTATTAAGGGTGGCGATACGGTCTACCTGCAGGAGCAGGATCATTCGCTCCAGTGGCTCTCGACGCGCGATGCGATGCCGATTGTGGCGCCAGCTGCTCCTGCTCCTGCGGCATTGCCGCCCGCGCCTGTCAAGGCTATCGATGACGTCGAATTTGACGGGGCTGAATTGCTCGATGCGGTACTGAAAGAGTTGAAGGTCGCATGACGACAACGGAAAAACTTGCGGTCGTGATTGCGTCAGCCGTTCGCGGGTCGACGGACCAACTGGTCGAGCGGATCGCGAAGCTCGAGGCGCGGCCAGTGGTCGAGGCGATCAAGGGCGACCAGGGGGAGAAGGGCGCTGACGGGCTCAACGGCAAGGACGGAGAGTCTATCATCGGCCCTAAGGGCGAACCTGGCGTCGATGGCGTGAATGGGAAAGACGGCGCTGATGGCAAAGACGTCGATGTCGCAGCGCTCAAGGCGCTGGTGGCGACGGCTGTTGATGGAGCCGTGGCTGCGCTGCCGGCTGCGGTAAATGGCATCAACGGCGCGAACGGCCACGATGGTGCAGCCGGCCGAGACGGGATCGATGGCAAGGATGCCGACGTCACGGCTCTCCGTGGAGAGTTGATGACGGCCATTTACGACACGGTGAGCACGCACATCAAGGCTTTGCCACCTCCCGAAAGTCTCTCCGAGGACGACATTGCTGCTACGGTGGGCGACATCTGCCGGAAAGCCTTCGAGCCGTACATGCTCGCGCCCGTTCGCCTGCAGAAACGCGTCATCAGAAATGCAGCAGGGCAAATCGAAAGCGTTGTTGAGGAGCCAGTGATCTCATGAGCCTTAGTCCCGCCCTCTCGAACGCTGCGGCCTCGGCTGGCGCAGACGCCATTGTGGCGTTGATCAACAACGGGTACCTCCGCATTTTCGACGGCCTCCAGCCTGCCACGGCAGACACGGCGATCTCTGGCCAGATACAGTTGGCCGAGTTGCGATTCGGATCGCCAGCTTTCGGATCGTCAGTGGCTGGTGTGGCGACGGCCAACACGATTACGCAGGATGCCTCGGCGGATGCGACGGGCACGGCCGCCTGGTTTCGTGTCTATCAATCGGACGGCACGACGGCAGTCTTTGATGGCTCGGTCGGGACGGGTGGATCAGACATCAACCTAAATAGCGTGGCGATCTCGGCTGGCGCGACGGTGGCCGTCTCGGCGCTGTCGTTCACGCAGAAGAAGAGCACGTAAATGGACGAATCATACGTCCAGGTCGGGCCTGACAGCACAGGCAAGCAGATTCGGAATCTGAAAATAACCGAGCGCTCGGTTGATATCTATGGGACCGAGACGTTCAACGATCGCTATGTGCAGGTGCTCGCGATTGTTGATGCAGTAAGCGGAAACCCTGTCGACTTCGACAGCAGAAAACAACTCGAAGTATTGGGCCAGATCCTAATCGAGTTGCGGGTATTGAATCTGGCCTTCTTTGAACAGACCCGCACGGCTGGCATGGAGCCAGGTCGATTAGCGGACCAATTCGGCTCAGGCGGCAGCATTTAAACCAAAAGTGAGGGTCCGATGATCATGCAAGGGCAAGTCGGCGGTGTGCCGCTGAACAGTGCGACGGATGGCAAAGAATACAATCTGCTACTGGGCAAGCAGACCGAGCTGCTCGTCTCTGAGTTGCACGGCAAGTGGACGACACAGAACTGGCGCGGCCTCATCTCGACGGTAGCGCTCTCGACGGCCACTGCGCTTGTCGCGCCGGCCACGAACGCCACG